TAGTAAAATCATATGTAACTTGTGAATGTAATTCAGGTTCTTTTTTATCAGACATAATAAATATATTTATATAACAAAGATAATAAAAATATGCAAACAGAAGTAAATGAGATAAATAAAAGATTAAAAATACAATTTAAAGAAAACGGATGGGATAAAATTCTTAATCCATTTATAGATAGCAAACATTATCAAAATATATCTGATAAATTAATTAGTTCAGTTCAACAAGGTAAAAGATTTACACCAAAATATAAAAATGTATTTAATGCTTTTACTGAAACAAATTTAAATAATTTAAAAGTTGTTATAGTTGGTCAAGATCCTTATCCAGGACATATGGTTGCAGATGGATTAGCATTTAGTTGTTCAGGATTGTACGTAGCTGAAAATTATCTTAAGCTTATGCTTAAAGAAACAATTGGTGATTGGACAGTTACTGGGAGAGTTTATTATACTGAAGAAGAATGTGATTTAAGACGTTGGGCTCATCAAGGTGTGCTTTTACTTAATACAGCTCTTACAACTGAGATAGATAAACTAGGATCACATCAAAGCTTATGGAAACCTTTTACTCAACATATATTTACTGAAATAAATAAGCTAGATAAAGACATTGTTTTTGTATTAATGGGTAGGAAAGCAGAAAGTTGGCAATTGTTATTACCTAGACAGAAAATATTAAAATGTGTTCATCCTGCTGCAGCACAATATAAAGGTGGTAAGTGGATATCAGATAAAATATTTGAAAGAATTAATAAAGAATTAAAAAAACAAAAAAAGTCTTGTATAAACTGGTAATAATGGGTATATTTGTACCCCTCTAAATTTAAATAAATGACTGAAGATCAAAACCTTATACAAAAATCAGAAATAAAAAATTTTAAAAGAAAGTTTGAATTAGATCACGGAGTTGAATTGTATATTATATCATCATTAGGACCTGATAATACTATTACATTAAACAAATATAAAAAATTTACTAAAGAATGTATAGATGAACATCATCCTAAATATAGTAAATATACTTTTAAAACTAGATCAAAAGAACGTGATTTTGTTCAATATATTCAAGCAATGAGCTTTTTAGCATATACTGATGGTTATTCTTATACAGCAATTGGCAAAGCTATTAATAGAAATCATGCTACAGTCATGCATTCTTGTAAAACTGTTAAAGATGCAATAGAAACTAATAATATTAATTTTATTATAATATTAAATCAATTACAAAAAAAAGTAGATAACTATGTGGGAACTATATCAGAAGATTTTAAAGTTAAAGTTAAGCCCGAACCAAAGCCTTATACTGTTTGGGATGAAGCAAGGCGTATCATTGCCAAACACTAGTAAACTAGATAAAGACATTTTAGTATCTAATGGGTTTTTAGTAATTGAAAATAGTAAATATAAATTAACTGTAAAAGCTAAAGGGATTATGTCTAGATTAGATAATTACTTTATAAAAGCTAAGAAGAAAACGGATATACAGTTAATGGGTAAAGATTTTGCAACTAAAATAAACACTTTTAGGGAAATATTTCCTAATCAAAGATTGCCTAGTGGTAAACCTGCTAGAGTAAATGTAAAAATGTTATCAGAATCATTTAGATGGTTTTTTGAAACATATGAGTATGAGTGGGAACATGTCATGAATGCTACTAAGATGTATGTTAATGAATATAGAGATGCAGAGTATATGTATATGCAGACTAGTCAATACTTTATATCTAAACAAGATAAGCATAGAGTTAAACATTCTACTTTAGCTGATTACTGTGATATGATTAGAGATGGTATTGATACAGAAGAACAAACATTTAAAGAAAAAGTAGTATGACAGCAAAAGAAGTAACAGAAGTATTAAATAAATTAAATCTTGTGCTTGAAGATTTTCAAATGCTAAGAGATGGTACATGGGTGCCTGATAAGAAATCATGTGAAGCAAGTATTGATAATGTAGAAAGCATAATATATATAATAGACAATGGGTAAAACTGATAAATCGTGGGTAGGACAACATGCTGCATTTAGTGAAGCATTAAAATATATGAATGCAAGATCAAAAGGTGAAGAAAAATCAATTTATACACCTTGGCCAAAATTTAATGACGCTGCTACTGATGGTTTAGAATGGAATACTCTTACTGTAATTGGTGGTAGACCTGGATCAGGTAAAACATTAATAAAAGATCAAATTATAAGAGAATCATTTGCACTTAATCCACATGATGACTTTAGAGTATTAGAATTTCAATTTGAAATGGTGGGTAGAACCTCAGCAATTAGAGAGTTTAGTTCTATGACAGGTAAAACATATAAAGAATTGTGTAGTGCAGGTAGTGTATTACAACCTGAAATATTAAACAAATGTTTATTATATGCTAAAGAAAGAGTAAAAAATCCTGTAGATATAATTAGTACACCTTTAACTGTTAATCAAATGCGTGAACAAATAGACATGTATATGAATTTACATAAAGGTAAAAAAACTATAGTAACTTTAGATCATACAATGCTTGTTAAAAGAGCTCCATATCAAAATAATACATTAGATATGATGTTTGAATTAGGTGAGTTCTTTACACAGTGTAAAAGAGATTATCCAGTTTTGTTTATAGCATTATCACAGCTTAATAGAAATATAGATAACCCGGATAGAGCTATAGATGGTAAGTATGGTAACTATATACTTGAATCAGATATATTTGGCTCAGATGCAATGCTACAACATGCAGATATGCTTATAGGTATTAACAGACCAGCTAAACAAAAGATTAAATTTTATGGTCCTGATAGGTATATTATAGAAAATGATAGAACATTAGTATTACATTTCTTAAAAGCTAGAAACGGTGATGCTAGAATGAGTTTCTTTAAAGCTAAGTTTGAGCAAATGCAAATAGAAGAAATGAAAACACCAGATCAACAGCAAAGAAGATAATTAATAACTATTAGAAATGGCAATAACACCAACAGAAAGAAAACAAAGAATTAGTAATTTAAAAAAAGAACATGAATTTTATTTTCAAACAGAAGATAAAACTAATGTACTATATATACCTAAGATGGCTTATAGACCATCCGGTAAAGATGAACTCCATGTATCATTTTTTCCTAGTGAATTAGAAAAAGACCAAGATATTTATACAGAATTTGTTAGCATAGATTATGAAAGTGAAGATCCAAAAAGAACTTTGTATTTAATAAAATATAATCCTCATTGGAAAAGTGAGTATGAATTAATAACAAGTAATTCTGGATTTCAAAGACATTTAATACCAGTAAGTGAATTAAAAGTTATTAATGATGTTACAAATAGAAATAAAAATAAATTATCTACAGCAGGAATGCAAAAGAAACCATTGAATAAAACAGTAAGTAAAGCTACTGATTTGTTTAACCTAACAGATCCAGATGAAACACCTTCTTCAAGTTTAGTAGATAAACTAGAAGAAATAAATCAAACATTAATAACACTAACCAAAGTAATAACTAAATTAATTAAATAAGAATGGCACAAAGCGTATTAGTCATAGCAGATTCAGGAACTGGAAAATCCACAGCTATAAGAGATTTAAATCCAGATGAAACTTTTATTATAAACATAGCAAATAAACCTTTGCCATTTAAAGGTTGGAAAAGTTCATATACACAGATAAATAAAGAAAATCCAAAAGGTAATTTAACAATTACATCAACCGCACAAGGTATTGTTAAAGCTATGAATCATGTTAATGACAAATTGGGTCATATTAAAACTATTATAGTGGATGATTGGCAATACATGAGTTCTTTTGAATATTTTGATAGAGCACATGAAAAAGGATATGATAAATTTACACAAATTGCATCTAATCTTGCTATGGTAGCTAAATTACCTAAAGATTTAAGAGATGATTTGACTGTAATTTTCTTAACACATTCTGAAGAATCAACTGATTTAAATGGAAATAGAAAAGTAAAAGCAAAAACTATTGGTAAAATGATAGACAATACTTTAACTTTGGAAGGCTTATTTTCAATAGTATTATTTGGAAAAGTAAATAAAAATGATGATGGTGAACTTAGTTATGGTTTTGAAACTCAAAACAATGGTGAGAACACATGTAAATCACCACAAGGTATGTTTGAAGATTTCTTCATCCCAAACAACCTGCAGTATGTAAAAGACTGTATGAAAAAATATGAAGAATAATTAATAAACTAATAATAAATTAAATTATGTTAAACACAAGCGGAATGTCTGCGGGAAGCGGCAAAGAAAAACCAGTAATTGGACCAGGAAACAATGTAGTAAAAATTAATTCTATTACATTTGACGTAACACCATATGCAGCTGATGCATTTAATATTATGTTACATGTAGAATCAGAACCTATGGAAGGGGAGTTTCAAGGTTTTTTAGAAGATGCAAATAATCCAAGTGGACCGCGTTATAAAGGTCAAGTAGGAAGAATTAGATTTGCACCATACCCATATAAAGATGCCATATTACCTAACGGTAGTGAAATTAGTAGAGATACTGAAGTAATGAAAGCAATGATTTTTTTATCAGAACAATTAGATAAAAGAAAAGAATTAGATGCTATTCAAGCAAATACAATTGAAGATTTTATGAGCAAATGCAATACTGTTTTATCAGGACCAACATATTTGAATATGTGTTTTGGAACCCGTGAATGGGAAAACAAAGAAGGTTATATAAATAATGACTTGTATTTACCAAAATTAAGTAAAGCAGGTGTCCCTATTGAAGCATTAGATGTAGAAAATTCTAGATTAATTACTTATAATACTAGTGATAAGAATCACTACAGAGCATTAGTTAAAAAAGATGTATTACCAACATCAGGTTTTGAACCAGCTTCTACAGCAGGTGATGATTTTGAATTATAAGAATTTTAATTAAAAAAATAGGCTTAGTGTAATGCTAGGCCTTTTTTTAAATAACTTTAATTTATATGTTTAATACTAAAAATATAGTACTAGATGAACGCAATATACCAAGCACATGGGTATTTCAATATTATTTAAATCTTCCTGAACAACTTACTGGACAAAACATTAAAATTAAATCTATATTTAATCCTAATGATAAAACTCCAAGTTTTTGTATATATGTTAATGAAACTATTATGCAGTATAAGTTTAAAGACTTTTCAACAGGAAAGAATGGTAATAAAGTAGATTTAGTTAAATCAATATTTAATATAGAATATCCAGAAGCAAGCAGAAAAATAGTTAAAGATTATAATATGTTTGTAAAAACTAACGGTGTTCAAAAAATAGATTTTAAACCTGAATCAAAATGGGTAATAAATTATATTAAAGAAAGAAGTTGGACTATAACAGACAAAAAATATTGGTTGTCTTTTAGAATTGGTAAAACTATATTGGATGAATTTAATGTAAGGCCTATTGAATATTATACTTTAGTTAAGGAAAATTCTAATAAAGTAGAAAATTTAAGATGTGGTAGCAAATGGTGTTATGGATACTTTGATAAGAATGGTGAAGTATATAAAATATATCAACCTTTTAGTAAAAAATATAAATTTTATAAAGCTAAATCTTATTTGCAAGGCATAGATCAGCTTAAGTTTAATAAACCTTACTTAGTCATATGTTCTTCTTTAAAAGACGCTTTATGTTTAAAAGGAATGGGTTATAATGTAGAAGTGTTAGCACCAGACAGTGAAAACACTATAATTAAACCTCATATTATAGAACATCTTAAAAAGAAATACAAAAAAGTAATAACTCTTTTTGATAATGATCAAGCAGGTTTAGAAGCTATAGAAAAATATAAGAATTTATATGGTTTACACGGTTGTGTATTATCTATGTCTAAAGATATATCTGATGCTATAAAAAACTATGGATTAAATGAAGTACACGCAATCTTAAAGCCATTACTTAAACAAACGTTATCTAAATAATTATGAACTACGGTAAAGAATGGGCTTGGATGGATAATTTAGAAAATAATAATATGGGAAATAAAAAATGGTGGATACCAGGAAATGTACCTTCTAGTAAAAATGGAAGAAGATGGACAGGTAAATACTTTATTGCTAGTAAAGCTGTTATGAATTACAGAAAAGCAACTAAAGATATTTATGCTAAATATACTGAAGAGTTTAAAGAAGAATTAAAAAATCATAAACTTCCAGTAAAATATCTTTTGAAT